GATATAGTGTACTGTTGAATATTTTTTAATAGATTATTTATTAAAGGTAAAATTTTTCTACTAATAGAACCAATTTCAACATCATCAATTCTAGCTGTACCTGCAACTGTTCTTAATCCATCAGGTGCTAGGAAGATTAAATCTCCCCCAATCTCCTGAATAGAATTTCCATTTACACAACCTATATTTTTGGTTATAGACTTAATTATAGGGGTAGAATCAAGGCTTGTCAACTCAAAGATACTATTTTTGCAAAATATAATTAAGCTATTTCTAAATACTTTTATACCTACAATAATATCTCCAACATCTATTTCACCTGCTGAAGAACCTTCAAAGTCATATGGCTTTAATCTAGCACTATAAACTACTGTACTTGTTGAAGATGTTTGTCCTGCTACTACTAATCTTTCTGAAAATATTTCACATACTTTAGGATTAGAAGGAGCTGGAGAAGCTAATTCTTCAAAGTAGTAAGTGTTAACTCCACCTAATACTGTTATTTGAAACTCTGCTATTTTATTAGTACTATCAGTAATATATAAACTACCATAAGCACCATCTGATTCAAAAGTAGCAAATTGATTATTTGATTGATTACTTCTAGTTATAGTTGTTGCACCAGATAAAGCTGCAGCAAGTACACCACTTTTTTTTACAGTTTGACTTGAAGCTGCTGTTTGTACATTACTATCTAATGTTAATACTGTATTACTTGTAATTGATAATACTCTATAGTTAATAGAGTTAATTTGTATTCTATCATTAACAGCAAACTCAGTTGTAAATGCTGTACTACTTCCTGTAACTGTAGCTGAACCTGAAGATACAGAAACTGTTCCTGTTTTAGTTACATAAGTATTTTTATTAATTTGTAACCAATTGATACCATTATTTGACCAATAAATTCCTGTACCTTGACAAGCTACGACTCCACCTGCATAAGGTATTAATCCTGTAATAGCATCTGTTAATGTACCTGAAGGTACTGCTGTACTTCCACCACCCCATTTAGTATAACCATTAATTCTTCTATAACCACCTGTTGTAGATGATTCAAAATTTTCTAATATAGTTGCAGCACCTGGAGTTCGGAATAAAGCATGAGAGCTTGATACTAAATCCAAACCTCCTGCAACAGTAATTGAAGCTCCTTGTGTTGGCATAATTTATTATCCTATGGTAGTAAGTAAGTAAACCTTACATCTGTCATATATTGTGGCTGTGGTGAATTTAAATTGTCAGCCATATTTTGTAATCCTTTTTTATATTCATCTAAAGCTAATTGCGATTGAGCAATATTATCTTTAAATTGATATAAATAATATCTAGCTCTTGCTAGTAAAACTGGTTTGTATTGTTCTGGGAATAAAACTGTATCTGTATCTGCTGCTAAAGCAGTAGGTCTATTATATGCAAAGAAATGTATATTATAAACTTTATCTGGTATAGGAGATAATCCAAATCTTCTACCATCTGAACTTCTTATAATTCTTACTGGAGTTGCATAACTACCAGTTCTTGCAGAAGTTTCTTCATTCTGAGCATAGTTACTTCTCCATTGTGTTAGAGTTGTAAATGGTAATTTATTTATTGTGTAAGGTGAATTAGTATCTTCTAAAGTAAACATATCCCAGTTTACTGAATCAAAATCTGTATCTATATTATTTGAACCTGCTTTACTTAAATACCATCTTTGTCCTGCAACTGTTGGTACAATTGTATTACCATAATATGGGTCATCAGGAACATCAGCACTAAGCCAAGACCAATCATCAACAGAATCTACTATATCAAAGTAAGCTCTATTAACTACATTTGCTACTTGCTTTTGTATTCCTACTCCAGTAGCTACTGTTGAAACTTCTGGTTCATTTAATTCTACTAATAATTCGTTTACGAATGCTTTATATGTTTTTGCCATTTAACAGTTCCATGCCCTTAATGATTTGTTAATTCTTGAGTTAGGGTCTCTAGCAGTTTTCTTGGAAGTCAATTTCTTTTTCATCCCTTTCATTCTTGCACAAAAGCTTTTTCTTCTTTTGTTTCCCTTAACCTTACTTGGTGCTTTAAGATTTCTTTTCTTACCTTTTTTAGTTTTACCTTTATTGTAAGATGCTCTACCTTTAGCATTTAAACCACCTTCAGGATTCTTGCCCTCTTTCCTTGTCCATGCAGGAGATGACATTAATCCCATAAATTCCTTATATAATTACTGCAACTAATAAAATAATAACAGCAATTGCTATTTCTTTTTTATGTTCTTTTATAATGTGGGGTATATGTTCTTTTAATTTCATTGTATTATATCCTTTAAATTAATGAAAGGGGGATTGCTCCCCCTAACATAAATGATTATTAAGTTATATTAACAATTCCTACACCAATTGATTGAGGTGCAATAACTTTTCTACCATACACATGAAGACCTCTAACTTGGTCTGCAAATGTAGTTGGGCTTCTGAACGATTCAACTGTGTTCATTGCACTAGCACATGAAGTACTTCTCATATGACCGAACATTGTAACACCTTGACCTGCTGCATTTCCACCAACATTTTTTCTAACATTGTTAGATTTGTACATAGCAAATCCTCTTATTAAACCAGACGCAACAAGTCCATTTCTTAATGAACCTTTACCTGCATTATAATCAACTGATAACAACTTAGAAGCTGTTTCTGATAGTGAATTATAAAAAGCAGGAGCTGCTACAAACCATCTGTTTTCTTCAGGGTTTGCTGCTTCATCAAGTGCTTGAGCTGCTCTAGCCATAAAGTCTAAAGGGTCAGTTCCTGCACCATGATTAATAGCAATAGCTGCTGCTACTGTACCAAACTTAGCTGCAACAGTACCACCTAAGATGTTTCCACCTATAGAAGTTAATGCTCCACCACCAGCTAAAGTAGCTGCTGAGTACATATCTGTTGAACCTGCACCAGGTAAAGCTGCAGGTAAAGAACCCATAACTTCTTGGTCCATATTATCCTTTAACTTATAGGCTGCATTGTTTGATGCAACTTCAGGGAAGTTGATGTGACCAAATCTTTTCTCTAGAGAATCAACTTGGAAGCTAAAGTAATTAGCTCTGTCAATTGTTAATACTAACTCAGCATCAGTTAAAGCTACTGCTGGTGTTGCTAAACCTCTAGTATAAGTCGCTACTGCAACTTGAGGTTCTTTAACGATATTAACTGTATCACCATATGATTTAATTTCGCCCATGTAATCTGTATTACAGATTGCTTCGACTGTTGATGCTTTTCTTAAAGCGATTTGTACTTTCTTACTGTAGATTTCAGGAACCCAAAATTGGTTCGCTTGTACTCCACCAGCAACAAAGTTGAGGGTACTTGCCCCTTGAAAGTGTGCCATAATTATTATTTCCTTATTTGTTTACTTGTTGATAAAAATGAAAATAAATTTATTCGTCTTGAACAAATCTACCTTCTCTTTGAGCCATAGCAATATCTTTTTCATATCGCATAAACTCGTCATCAGACATTTTTCTAATATCCGATGATTTGAAAGTAGGCTTCCTATCATTAGGTTGTCCAACTTGTTCTCTAGTTTTAACTAGCAAGTCAGCACCTTCAGAAGGTTGCTTTCTTTCGGTAGTAGTTTTTTTATCTAATCCAAGTCCTCGGTCTTTCTTATACAAATCAACTGCTCTTGCTGCGAGTTTACCATTATTGTTGTTCTCATAAATCCAAGATTTAATTTCCATTGGTTGTTCATCTGCCCAGTTATGAAAGTCATCCGATTCTTTAATATCATTAAAGTCTGGATGGTATTTCGATAACTCTAATTGAGCTTCACGAGCTGCCAAAGTATCATTCTTTTTCTTAAGAGCTTCAACTTCTTCTTGTAAACTTGTCATCTCATTCTTAGATTGCAAGTGTGATACAGTTTCCACAACTCCATATATGTCAGGGTATTCCTCTTTGAAGATTTTTAGTTCTTCTTCAGATTTCGGTGGTGAATACTTTGGTCGGTTCTCTTTAAGCTGTGCTTTAAGGTCTCCTTCTTTAGTAGTCCAATCACCTAACTTCCTATCATAATATCGTTTTAGGTCGTCATATCTTTTTTTGTAGTCAACTTTTTGATAAGGTTTAGC